CCATAGAAGGAAGTTCATCTTTGTTTACAATAGCTTCTACTACTTGAGCTCCACTAGATATACCAGCACCGATTGCAGCTTGAGAAGCTATACCTTTTACTACGGATTTGCCTACGCCGACTCCCGGTATAAGATTTATCAAAGCATCTGCTACCATCTGACCTTGGTCTAACTCAGCATTGGGGTCTACTATATTTTGTCGTACCCTAGAACCTAGTGCACCTCCGCCAAGAGCCCCTACTACGTAGCCTATGCCAGCACCAATAGCTGTTCCTACTCCGGGTAAGAAAGCTGTACCAATAGCTGCACCAGTTGCTGCACCCCCTAACCTAGATGCTTCTGAGATAGCAATATCTGAAACGAATCCAGCACCTATTTTAGCTAAAGAAGGTTCTTCTACATCTTCTAACAAAGATAAATCTATTTTAGATTCCTCGGTATCTAAAACCTCTGAGTCCAGTAAAGATAAATCGATACTAGACTCTTTTTTTGAAGTATCATCTTCTAGTAAAGAAAGATCAATGGACATTTTTAGTTCCTTTTATCTGATGGTCTAGCGAAAGCTGGTGTCCTAAATAAATCTGATTCAATATTAGTAGCAATCATTCTACCTCTAGGACCTCTAATATAATCTATACTTGGTGCTTCTGCTTCCGTTTGAATTAATCTACCTCTAGCTGTTCTGGTAGCTTCTTGAGGTTCGCTTACAGTAACTTCATCTTCTTCAATGAGCATTTCAGTAGGCGTTGGTTGCTTTAAGTATTCTAAATAAGATGGTATAAAATCTGTACTTATATTTAATTTTTTAGCTAATCCCTCTAAAGCTTTCGCTGAGTCTGGATTATTTGGATCTCGTTTAATCTGATCTAATAATTGTTTATATCTTGGATTCTCGGATACCTTGAACTCAAATCCTTCTATGTCGAAATCAATGACTGGAGGAGTTACTCCATCAGCTGGAATTACATCAGTGTCTACTGCTTCTGGAGCTTCTGCAGCTTCAGCGTATGGCAATCCTAATTCTTTTGCTATTTGTGGTCTTTGTTCTATTGGGAATTGTTGTAAGTAATAACCACCTTGTCCTATTCTTTCGGATTCAGCTCTCTTTCTAGCTTCTTCTGCATCTATTAAACTATTTCTTAAATCTTTGTCTGTAGATGCGGCAACATAGAACTCTTTGCTCATTCCGGGAACAAGTTCTTCTAGAGCAGATATAGTCATCTTCTTCTGCTTCTTCTCTTCTTGCTTATCGGTAAAATCCTTGACAGCTTGATTAATACTGCTCGCTAAGCTCACAGCAGCTTGTTGCTCCAAAGCCCCAGCTTGAATCGCGGGGCTTATATCGAGTTGAGATAGTGTAATTGGTGTTGATCCTCTAAGCATAAATTAAAATAGTTTTTGGAAGCCACTGATTAAATTACTTCCAGCTGTTTGTGCTGCTGATGGAAATCCTCCAGATGGTGGTGCTAGAACTGTACCGTATCCCACTGGTGTTGTAGCTCCTCGGCTACCGAAATCCATACCACCTAAGATACTTCCGATGCCTCCGATTGTTTGACCTAATATCTGTCCACTAGCCGCAGCTCCTTGAGCTTGTGCTAATCCTTGTCCTAAGAGTGCTTGTGCTCTTTGTACATCTACAGCAGAACCTAGGGTTG